GTTAAGCGAAAAGATATTTTCGCCCATTACTTGCGGTGCGTATTGCGCTTCTATTGTTTGCTTACGCGAAAAGAGACCCATAGAGTGCAATTATACACTACATATAGTCTATTCGGTGTAAATAGCCGCCACCTGTTGTGGTTGCATTAATTTACTTACAATCATGGCAATCCCGATTGGCGCGCTAATGTCGCCGGCTGATTTACGTTTGACGATACGCCATGCAGAATCGTTGACCTTGGCTGCAACATTCTGAAATTGCTCTAAGAGTTCCTTCTGCCCGTTATGAACCATGCGCTGATTAACTACAGCATCAAGCAAATCTCCGCAAGCACGATAGAACTGCTGCCCGCTGCAATCCTCGACTACTTGACCGGCATTTGCCAGTCTGTCAGCGATTGATTGGGTCGCGTACTTGTCAAACATGATTTGGCGTGGACGATATATATCCGCCCATCCCTTTATGTCAGCTGCGACCTTTAAATCATCGATAGCGACTGTAGATTCCCACGTCTGCAAGATTCCTACACCGATTCGACCATCCGGCAGGATTTGACCAGCGCATAAGCTTGCATTTCGTTTAGATGGCGAAACGTCAAAGCCAAAGACTGTATAACCGCTTTCAGTTATAGCTAATTCACTATCGGAACAATCCTCAATAGAGCCCGGCGGGAATGGCGATTGAAGCGATGATACCCAAAGACATAAGAGCTCCGTCATAATGCTCTCATGGCTTGAAGTCGAGATGCTTTCCTCGATGGCTTCTCTGGACACTGTTATTCCTAGTGCTGGGTTAGCGCACGCAACGCCTTCCCAGAATTCTCGCGAGTTTAAGTCAATCTTTAACATGGTTGGAGCTGAATATTCGTAATACCCAAATGTCTTAGGCGGAGACTCACTTGCCCTACTTTTTAGCTCGTTCAGTGGAATTGAAAAAGCATCACCGGCGTTGCTAGTCCAGAAGGTTTGACCATCTGTAGCTCTAGTAGTTGGAGTAATAGCGGTAAAGGCTTCGTCTGACCATTCGCGTAATTCGTCACCCCAGGTGAAATGGCTAGTACGTCCGCGAGAACCATCTCTGGTCGCAGCGACTACGTCTAATCGACCACCACCAAATTCCGGAAGTAGTTCAATCGACTCAGTGCCATTGGCGTAACGAATAGCTTTGACTTGGCAGTTGAGAAAGTCATTACCTTCGATGAAGTAAGCCATCTCTCGGAAAGAGACCAGAGCCATAGCTCTATTAGATGAAGCTATGAGCACTCTAGGGCTTTTAAATAAGAATAGGTGAGCTAGGCACATAATGCGCCCTAGATGAGACTTCCCGCTTTGTCTGGCGACCAGCAGCAGCCCGGTACGTCGAATGAATTTATCTTTACTATCTACAGCAAAAAAATCCTTAACGATGAGCTCTTGCCAGGGCATTAGTGGCTGACCCAGCTTCTTCGCAAACTCGATTACTTCATCACCCTTAGTTTTGCCTTTAAGTAGTGGACTGTGAACCCTTGGTTTAGCTGCCCCTCGTATGGCTTTGATTGTCTTGGCTGCCATCGGGTTAGTTCTGGACTGGTCTGGTTTGGAATGGACTGTCCTGGTGAATCTCCGACTGTGTTGGGGAGAGATAGCCTGGAAAGACAGGGGGGGTAGACCTCTTCTCTAAAAAAACACCCTGTGAGCGTGAACCCTTACTACTGTTGCACGATTTACAGCAAGCCAAAGCATTATCAAAGCTGATAACAAGCTCTGGGCTCTGACTAATTGGAATCACGTGGTCAACTGTATCAGCAGGTGATTGGCAATACTGGCATGTCCATTGGTCACGCGCTAGTACCTTGAGTCTAAACGCTTTGTAGTCACGCGTTAACCTTGGGTCATTACGTTTAGTGCTCACTGCCAGCCTTTAGTCTTTAAATGTTTTAGTGATGCACAATAGTTAGGTATCTCTTTATTAATAGGGTCTAATCCATACCTATGCATCGTGTAGTGGTAGAACCAATAGAACTGGTAATCATCTGGTGCTCCATCTAATACCTTGCTCTTGCCCTGGTAGTAGCCATGATGCGAACCATTAGAAGCATCTTTGATAAAGCGAGATTCTCTATATGCGATTTGGTTGTGGCAGTATTCTTGCTTTTCTGTTAGCTGTGTATCTGCTAACTCTTTAATGCTTTGAATGGCATCTACTGAGCCACTACTAGCGTTACTCATTGGAACGAACAGAGCTATCCCAATAACGTAGGCTACCGAGCGAGCTATCCGCGAAGCGGCTCGCTCTGAGCCCTTTAAGGCTCTAGCCGTTAGAGTACCAGAACCACCTAGCACATTTGCATAAGTGCTGGTCAGAGCGGTGTGTCGCTTCTCAGCCTTGCGCATAGAGCGTTCATATTTATTTCGAATCGGTAGTATAGAACCCAGAGCCTTTAAAGTGAGCTGGTACTGAGCTGTAAATCTTACGCATTGGCGCTCCGCATAGCGGGCAATCAACCTCATGGCTGTCATTGATTGAGAATTCTTTGTCATATCTTAAATTAGCCTCACACTTCTCTGTGTTATCGCATTCGAACTCATACACTGGCATTATCGAGCTTCTCGCATATCGGACATGATGAACCCTTCATAATCGTATTGCCGCATTGACAATATGTAGGCTCTAAGTGTACCGAATCTGTCTGTAATTCTCCGTAACCGGCTTTTAGGAGTATCTGAACCATTTGCCCAAGAGTCATGAAGGCAAGGTAGTTTTCTGGTATTTCACCTTGTCCATTCATTCTGCATATCACCAGGGAAGACTCCCCAGTCTTCTCCGTACGCTTCTTAGATTGTTTCAGATACTCCAACGGGCTGAAATCTGCTCTCGCTTTGATTTCTACGTCCATGGGAAAATTCACCACGTCTTTACCCGCGCCGCGACCGACAGCTAAGCCGTTCCACCATTGAGACAAATACTCAACGACGACCCGTTCCGTCCTTAGCCCCCGGTCTTTTCTGTGACGTGACATGGATTAGGTCATGCCTTGCCAGCAGAATTTATAGTGCCACAGCCTTCGCAAGTCCACTCATGCTTGAGATAACGTTGACGAATCTGCACTGCATTTGGAAACTTATTGCACATTTGGCAAATGAGCTTGTATCCCAATTCTTCTAACACTTCGGCATTAGCTCGAAGGTTAGCTTGCTGTTCTGGTGTTGGGAATGACTCCCACTCTCCATCTTGATTAAGGAACTGTAAGTGACCCATTAACGCTTCACCCATCTAGTGTCATTGCATGAGTCGCACTCTAAATAGATGCGCAACTCATCTAATCTGATAGTTAAGTCTTTACCTTGACATTCTCTGCAATCCCATCGCCTCATTAGTCCAACTCCTTCATAGCTGTCAGCAAATCTTTAGCCTTGATGAGATAACCGCGTGAGTTGTTAGGCTCGATGGTGCACTCTATACGCTTTCCAAAGACCTGGACTGCGTATTTAACGTGCCCAATAGGAACGAGGATGACACCAGATTCAAGAACAAAAGCCCAGTAATCAGCTTTACTCACAGCAAGACCTGAGTCTTCCCAGCTTTGAGTGTTGTTGTACCAGCATTGAACCTCGATAAATATATTGCCGGTATCCCACCATCGTCTGTCTCGCTTGACTTCTACAGTCTTGCCACCTGTAAGCAACTGGTCTACCAGGTTTTCACCTTGAACTCCGTATGAGTAATCTAAGTCAAAGTCAGATAGCTTTGTCATGCGCGCTTCTGCCATGTTCCGTCTTTGGCAATCTCGTACCAAATTGGCTCACACTTATCATCTGCTCCAGCCGAAGTTCCGCTAGTGATTTGTGCAGTGCAACGCCAGTGACCCCAAGGCTTACCAGCTTTCGAAGTACCAGTTTTCCAAATCATTTCGCCATGCTTGCAGCGCTGTATGTCCTTGTCCGTTGTGCCACCAAGTACGGATTTCACCATCTCTACTGCTGACTCCATAGTCTGAACTGGTTGCGCTTCCCATTGTGTCCATGGGTCTGATTCTACTGGAACAGGTACATATTCTTTGGAAGTGTCAGCCATCTTCGCTTTAACTTCTTCGACCTTAGCTTTTACTTCTTGGTGCGCTTGAACCTTTTGCATGTCTTCACGCGTAGGCTTTTTGTCTGTGTCTAGCACCAAGCTCAAAGCTCTGCCTACTGCGCTGGTAACTGTGTCTTCCACATAAAATTTACGCATGGACTGTGGGTATGTAGATGCAACTCCGAAAGCGTAATCAACGCCGGCAGGTTGTGTATCTTCATGCTCGCGATAAACCTCAGCCTTCGCTAATACTTCACCCTTCAAGTTATCAAGGCTTACAACTGTAGTAACGATTCTGCCGCCTAAGTGTAATTTTTGAAAACGTGAGACCCTGTCGGCAACAGTTTCGTATTGGGTCAAGTCAAACATTAGTCAAGCTCCTCTCCGAGAGCAAGCTCTCCGGCAATACTTCCGTAACCAAGCAAATCGACCCAGTGGTCAAGCAAGTATGGGGATTCTTGAGTTCGGCTAATCTTGACGAGCTGCATAATGACTGCGACTTGATAGTCGTGTATTGGAGTTTCAAGATATGCAGATAAGAGCATCGCGGTTCGGCGCATGTTGTCTTTACTGTCACCATGAGTTGCGTTGCGGACACTGATAGTGTCACTGGCGGATTGGAGTAGTTCATGAGCTTTCATGACCCCACCTTCGCTGTCAACTGTTCGTAGTGCTTGCGTACTGCCTTGCGCCCAGCTACATAGCCGTTCGCGTATCCTGAGCGATTACCTAGCCAGAAGCTAAAGCACACCGCTGCGAACACAATTATCTGTCCTATTGTCATTAGAGCCCTTTCCAGACATTAGATGTATATGTTGTGAGTATTGCCCAATCTCCGCTAGCTTCATCGGACACGACCTTGAAGTCTTCGTCCATCTCGCGGAGAATTTTTTTAGCAGCGATAACAGCTGCGTAGTTGTCAAACCAGTGGATATATGTAAAAGCCCAATCGCTGTGATTGATAGCGAACCGACCATCTTCGACCTGGGTAGACCAGGTCTTCGCGTTCCATTCCATTGAAGTAGTAGTCAAACGCTCAAAGTCGTGTTCTAGTTCGTTTAGGTATTCTTTCATTCTTGACATTATGCGACCGCCATTTCATTAGCGATGATGCGGTATGCCTGTTCAAGTCCGACTGCAATATGCTCGAACTTATTAGCTAATTCATTCTTCTTCATAGCTGAATAGATTGATGATTGAAGGCGATTCTTTTCGATATCAGCCTTGATTTTCTTTAAGATTACTTCGTTCACTTTGTTCTCCTAATCGTTATCTAGGCTACGGATTAGCTTCGATATAGAGAACATTACACCCAGATTAGGCAGCAGCCACCCTTTTTTGATAACGAATTGATAACGATTTCGTCGACTGTTTCGTCTCCAAAGTCCGGTCTAGCGAACCCTTCCATAGACCTTGCCTTCGACTATAAAAGTGCCATTCTTCTCGATGTTGATTAGGTCGACCTGCACTGTCCTGCCATGGACGTACATAATGGCGAAAGCTTGCTGCCACTGAGCGCTACCCTTGGTATATTTGGCGGCTGAAAAGCTCATAAGGTTGCCGACTTCTACACCATGTAAGGTGCGCCCCATACGACCCCCTACAGACTCGCTGTAAGCCGTTTTGCCGGCTCTATGGGTATGACCTGAGATAACTGACTTGCCGAAGCGCTTACTAGCCTCTATGGCGCTCAGACCGCCCATATTCTTGATTGGCGTATGGTCGCCATGGACTGCCACCCAGCCCGGCGCAATAGGCATAGGCTCGCGGTGGAAAGTGATGCCTAGCTCGTCGAACTTCATGAACTTCTCGAAGCGCAGTTCGGGTAAGCTGAGGAAGCTGGGAATCTTGCGCATTATGACGTTATACAATCTATCGGTGTGATTTGACCTTATGCAGTCCGTCACGCCTAGCTCCCAGAGCAAGTCTACGCAGCGGTCTCGGTCATCTCCTAGGCTCTGGCTGTATTCCTCTGGCGTACCCTGACTCCATTTTGAGATGGTCTGGAAATCAATTTCATCGCCGATTGTTACTGTTTGGTCTGGCTTGTATTTAGCCAAGAAGCGGGCAATATTCTTGGTGACATGTATATCTTCGAACGGAACTTGAAGGTCACTGAGAATAACTATTCTTTTAATCTTCGTCATCCTCATAATCTACGTCGCCTATTTTCTCAATAGGCTTAGCGGGAAGAATCCAGTCTGGGTACATGTCTCGGTCAGCCATTAGCCAAAAGGCATGAGTCTCGTTAAACCCGCTGCGACGTAACGACTTGTAAAACTCGTTGAGCGAAATGCAGTAGGCATCTAAAGCATTATAGGTATCTAAATCTATGACGGGTTTTTTTCTAGCCATGGTTAATTGTTACCTACCTAACAGCTGGATAATTGTATCGACACGACTTTCTAATCTAGAGACTTGGTCTTTAAGGCTTGAGCCCGAGTTAGGCTTTAGCTCAGACAGGTAATGTTTAATCATGAACTGCGTATATGCAGCCAAGCCGCCAAGGACTGTTACAACTGCCACAGCCCAAGCTGCGAGGTCTGCCGCGCTCATTACTTTTTGTCTACCGCATCCACTGCAGCTTCGATTGAATCGACGACGATGTCAGCGATAGCCTTCTTAGCGCGATAAGACTTAATTGCAGCACGAATAGCAGGGATAGAAGCTAGACCGATTGCTGCGAAGATGAGTTCCTTCATTTAGTTATTCTCCTGTGAGTAGTGGGATGTTAAAGACCGAGCCATCTTTATCGCCCTTGCTCGTAAAGCTGACATGTATATGGTGATTGTGCTGATTAGCCCCCACATATTTACGCCAAGCCCAAGACTTTTTCGAGCTGGCAATAGAGCCATCAAATATGATGTAGGACAATCTTCCACCATCTTTTTTAGACTTGGCAAGCAGTCTTAGTTGGTCTGCAAGGTAAGGCATGTCGTCTGGTTTTGGTACTCCATGCAAATCCCTGTCAACGTCGATTGCGGATACAACCGCACCGCGAGTAAGATTTGGTATATGGTCAGATTTGCCACCAGACACATGTCTCTGGTCAGCGACCCACCCATCCGAACGCTTGTCGCGGTCTGGATATGCATTATTTACCTGGTCTCTAAGAGTCTTGCCCGCTTCGCATAGCCATGGCTTCACAGTCCGCGCACTCCCATCGTTTTTTATCGTTAAGAATTAAAGTGTCGTGCTTGCAAGGAACTGGAGCAATAAACGCATCGTCAATCGGGTCGTAGGTATAACCAATTCCTGCAAAGTTATAGCGAATATTGCCGTTGTAGGAAGTTTTAACCCAAGTACCACCAAGGTTCTCTATTAGCCATGAGTAACCTTCGTCGCCTGCTGGGTCGTTGTTATCTCCTACAAGCACACGCAGGACTTTATTGCTGTCGTCCAATTCTGCCCAATGAGACATTATTCCACCGCTGACTTTAGATAACGAACAATTACAATTCCTGAACCACCTGCTGCTGCTGCTGTTTGTCCACCAGAAGCACCACCGCCACCGCCTGTATTGGCTGTGCCAGCTACTCCAGCAACACCAGGGTCAGAACCACCAGCACCACCGCCGCCTGCTCCTCCAGCGCCTTGTGTCCCGCCTTCTTCGCCACCGCCACCGCCGCCAGCATAATAACCGCTGACACCTGTGCCTGTTGCAGATGCCCATGATGACCAAGTATTAAGACCAGCTCCGCCGACACCTGCCTGTGTACCAGACGCGCTACCGCCTACTGCGCCAGCACCGCCGCCACCGCCGCCAATAAATGTTCCACCGCTGCGAAGTCCACCACCGCCAGCGTTGCCATAACCTGTAGCTCCACCAGATGTTCCTTGAGTTGCTGCGCCGCCTGCTGTTGTGTTGCCTGATGCAGTTCCCATAGAACCGCCACCACCAGAACCACCGCTAAGACCATTAGTCCCAGCTCCGTCCCAGTAACCGCCACCGCCACCACCAAGTGCGGTAATTGTGTCGAATACTGAATTTACGCCATTGGAGCCGTAGCCTCTTGTTGCACCTACTGGATAAGCTGCGCCACCTGCACCGATTGTAATGGAAAAACTACCTGTAGCTAAAGTTCTGTTATTTTGTTGGCATAATCCACCTGCACCGCCAGCGCCAGAATAATACCAACCGCCACCGCCACCACCAGCAACAACCAAAATATCCGCGCTTAAAGATGCATTACTTACACTTAAAGTTCCATTAGAAGTAAAAGTGCGATAATAGTAAGTGGCATCAGAAGCTAAAGTCCCGCCGCTTACTATCGGCTTGGGTGCGCCAGCCGCAGAAAATAAACCTGCTGTGATTGCGCCAATCATTACCCGATTGCTCCTGCGACGTACCAAGTATCTGTTGCAGTCTTGATGCAGACCGCGGTCTTATATTGCGCCAAGGTTGGAGATGCTGCAACCGCACCTGCTGAAAGGACTGTAGTAGTGCCAGAGGTTACTGCGCTGATTGTGACCGCTCCCAGCCCTTTGTTCAAAACTGTAATGGCAGTGCCGATTGGGTATGCAACCGAAGCGTTTGTAGGAATCTTGAAAGCTACCGCTGTTGCCTTGTTCATAGGGACTAGGACTTGGTACTGGTCTGTCAATACAGCTGTGTAGTCCGCTGTCTGGTCTGAGCCGATTGAGAACGCAACCAAGCCATTTGCGGCAGCAGCGGTCAAAATATCGCCAGTGCTGAACGGGAATCCTGTAGCCAATTTAATCTCCTAGTAACTCAAGGTTGATACACCTATTGTACCAAAACCAGTTGTATTGCCGACGATAAACCCATCCGCGATGGGCTCAAGTGTCGTATATGTTGCAATCATTTTATTCGGTGTTATATCCCAAGCGATGCCCTGAATCTGGAGCACCTTTACGATTTCTCCGCCGCCTGGTTGGTCATTCGTAATCTTCACATTATCGAAGTAATCAAGCCCGATAACGTCATTCGTTGGAACTGCCGGGTCTTGAAGGTCGACAACCATTTCGTCTATGCGGATGGTCGTAGCCTTCCTGGTACTAACGTATTCCTTAGCGATGTTGGAGACGATGGTATCTGTCTCAGCAACCAAGTTATCTTGAGTAATACTGTGTGGGAAGTATTTGTTAATTGAGTCGGTATCGCTGGCGTATTGAGTCACTCCGCCTACGCGGGTGAACTCAGCTGAATTTATGATTAATTTGTCGTCAAAAGCGAATTTAAGATTCTTATATGGGATGCCGGTAGTCTGGTTAAATTCAAGCGGAGCTGGAGCAAGCGAGCCCACTACTTCGCTGCGATTCTTGAAAATTGCAGTGCCAGAGCCATCGCAATAAAATGCCCCTGTTTCGCTGAATTCTGCGTTTTTGATAGCTTCAAGCGAAGTGCGCTGAGTGCCAGGGTCAACCACGCAAGTATTAAGCCCAGTCGCGATAGTGCGCATAGAGTTAGGAAAAGAGACCTGGTCAAGAATTTTGCCAATTCGAGCGCCAGTATTTTGACCAGCTGTAGCTCCGGTAACTGTCGTGACGTTAGCCATTTGGAATAAGCGGAAAGCATCGCTGCAGACAATATCAACGTAACCAGTTTCCTGGGATGTTGGGTACGAATACTTATAGTCCGTAACATAACCGCTGAATAAAAAGTGCTGGTCTGTGTCTGTAGTAGCTGAGATTCTTACTTTACGCAGTGGAGTCAAATAGGGATAGTAGGGAGACGTAACTGACTGGGGGTTAAAGTAAGAGTCCGGGTCGAGCACTCGAACAGTTGCCGTACCGGCTTCGTAGGTATCACGCATGATGTTGCGTCCGCGACGAATCGAGATTGAATACACGTTCGGCGTTAGGTCTACTGTAGGAATAATTACGTCGGATGAACCGAGAGTCGAAGTGCCTAAAATGCCGTACTTGGTATCGCCAATAACAAAACCAGTACCAAATGTCGCACCACTGGAAAAGTCAAAGGAAACCGCTATTTGCGCCGGGAGTGCCATTACCCGAACATTCCAGCTAGGCGACCAATATCAGATGGCTTACCTGAAAGGCTGTTGAACTGCAGACCATTTTGAACAGCTGTAACCATGTCATCCCAGCCGACAGCGTTGCCTTGAACAGTGATATAAACGTCGCCTTGAGCAGTTGACTCAACTCGGTTTGTACCGCTTGGGTTAGTAATAACGTCTTGAACAATAGGCGCAAGCTGAGCAAATGATTCACCGCGAGCTACTGAACCTGTAGCGAAGCTTGGCACAACTGGCACGACTGGAGTCATGAGAGCAAGATTCTTGATTCGGTTTTCGATTTCTTGCAGTGTCTTATTCCATTCGATGAATGGGTTGTCCACGTCTTTAAGGCTAAGCAAGATTGCAGAAAGAGCCGAAGATTTATTCTGCGCATAGTCAAGTTGGGTAGCGATAGCCGCTGCAGCCTTTTCGTTGCCCTGAGCAAGCTGGAGCTGTAGCTCTAGGCGGTTGCGTTCTTCGTCTGTAATGTTCTTTTGGAGCGCAGCCATGATATTGATTTGCTCTAAATCAAAGATAGCCGAAAGCTTCTTGAGTGCGATTGATTCGCGAGTCTTCTTGAGTGACTCTAGGGCTGCCTTCTTTTGAAGGTTAGCAATCTCTTTTTGTCGAGCAAGTTGCTCTCGCTCTACCTTCGCTGCCTTGCCAGCTGCGACTGAATCTTGTCCACCGCTATAGAAGCGACGAGCTGAGGGTTTAGGCTTCTTCATGAACCCGGTAGGGTCTCCAGCAAAGATTAGGTCTGCCAGGGGTTGAGTTTTTTCGATAAACCAAGCTAAAGCGCCACCAGCATAAACAAAAGGTGTTGAAAGGGTTTTAATCATCGTAGCTAATTGTCGGTTAAATTCTGCAGCGTTTTCTGCTGCATCTAACATATCGTTAGACAATCCTTCAACGGAAGTATTACCGGAAAGAATGATTAAAGAATCAACCAAACCTTTACCAATAATTTCTTGAGCCGCTTTAGCGTTAGTGCTGAGTAATTCCATTTTACCGGCGTAGGTTGTAAGGTATGCTGCAGATGCCCCGTTGAATTGCTTGTTAACAGCAACCATGATTTCTTCAAAGCTCTTAGACTTTAATTCAGCTTGAGTTAACCCGAGGTTATACTTACGAAGTCCGCGAGTGTTACCAACATAGGCTTGAGCCAAATCTTGAGCAACTGTAGCTAGGTCGACACCTGTACGACGTGAGCCATCGATTGCAGTGCGTAGCAATTCCTGAGACTTAGTAACTGAGCCAGTAGTCGTAAGAAGCGCTTGCATCGCTGGTCGGAGCTTGTCATCTACTACGCCGCTGGTCTTTTCAAGGTCTGCAATAAAGTTAGTGACTGTAACGTCCGCAAAATCCAGACCAAGATTCTTGAGCGCTCCGCTAAGTTGGACTGCTGCGTTTTGGTCAGCAGCAAAAGCCTTAACAGCGTTCGCGCTAAACCGAATAAGAGCAGCAGAGCCAAGGCTGATACCAAGATTTCTGCCAAGAGACTTTACGCTCTTGTTAAGTTTACCGAGAGCGGTATCGGCTTCTTTAAAAGCCTTCTTACCAACAAACTCTGAAAGGATATTTAATACGACGTTGCTCATGCTGCTCGCTTCAAATCAAATTGTTTTGCTCTGGCATCAAACTTCTTTGTAGTCTTCTCTATTGCTTGAATTACTCCCGCATTAGCTCTGCCTTGAGAATTAGCCCAGGCACGATAAATAAGACGACCCATACGACGATGGTCAGTGCCACGCATAGAGCCATAGAGCTGACCAAGATTAGAGATGAACTGGTTGCCAGCATAAGGATTAACCGAGCGAGAGACTCCCTTGGAAGCTCCACCAGCTTTAGTACCGACCCAGTCTTGACCCTGTCCATTCTTACGTCCAGCAGTTTCGTAGATAGCACCTGCAGCTGACTTATTCTGGATGCGCACAATAGACTGAAAGCCAGACTTGCTTACGCGACTTGGGCTTGTCTTATAGGTAATGCCAGCGCGAATTGTTGAAGCGTTATACATAGGAAACTTAGCTTCAGAGAATGAACGAGCTTTCCATCCACGCATAGGAGCTTCCGCTGGAACGTATCCACGCGCTTGAGCCACTACTGGTTTAAGGATTCTGCGCCATTCGGCAGTCAATTCCTTCTGTAAATCTGGAGCATATTTCCTAAGAGCGGCGCGAACGCTGTTGACGTTTGTTACCGCTGTAGGCATCTTTCTGCTCCTTCGCTCTGTCTTTAAACCCCATCAATAGGGCTTCGAACATTCGTGCATCTAAATCAATTAAATATTGTGGCGGAATCCCAATCTCAAGACTCATACGAGCTATGAGATAGCTGATGGAATCCCGCGTTACGACGAAGGGTCAGAATCTACAACGTCCACACTCTTTAGTGTGTCCAAGAATTCTGGCATTGGTCGCACTGTTACGCCAGCTAAGCGCAAGCCTTCAAAAGCAAGCCAGTAGATGTCCGATTGCTTCTGCATCTCAAGAATCGCTTTATGAAAGCCCATTCCTACATGCTGTTCGAAATTGTATTCAAGCCGCGGAGTAATCTCTACGTTATGAACAGTTCCGTCTGTCATCGTTACTACTAGTTTTGCCATTTTTAGCCCCTTTACTTAGTTGTTAGAATGTTCCTGTTTCAGTCTTTGTAACTGCACCAGATACGTTAAATGTAACAGACTGTGTAGACAAATCGCCTACAGCGCCGTTAATCGGTGTAATATTGTTAATCAAAACTAGACCTGAAAAAAACGGGTTACCAGCTGAGCCAGATGCAGACTTATCGTTAGCAACCTTGAAGTAAGCGTTTGTTCCAGCAAGTGTATTGAGTGTCTGCAGAACTGCAGATGTAGCGTTGTCATTGATAAATTCGATGGTCAGGCTTGAAGCTTCAAGTCCAGAGATATATCGGTGACCGGTGTCACCCATCGTGGAAATATCAATCTCGTCCCAAGAGCGGTTCAAAGTAAAGCTAGTGCAATACGCTGATAGGTCGATGTTTGCTGGGTCAGATGAGCCGAGCTTTACGCCGACTTTGTTGTTAATAAATGTAGCCATTTTTTATTCTTCTTCTTTCTTTGTCGGTGTTGCTGGTTTGTCTGCCTTTGGCTGAACCTGACCGATTTTAATCAGGAAAGCCTCATTTACGTTTTCGGTCATGATTTAGCTCCATTCCGTTAAAGTGCTCACGCTAATTGTGCAAGTGAGCAAATCGCCTGATACGCCAGACATAACGCTAGGAGCGCTAACACTTCCGACGTTCATGTGAATAGAAGAATTCGCGAGCTTATTAAATACAGCCACGACCATTTGTTCTATTCCGTTAAGGTTGCCTTCGTTATCAAGTAAAGGCACATAGACCGACAGCTGAAAGTTAGCCATCGGACTGATTGATGAATACTGGTTATTATTTGGCGTGATATATGGGTCGCTTGGCTGCAATACAACCGAATTGGCAATCGGCGTTGCTGGCGGAAAGCTAAAGACTGAGTAAAGAGTGTTATCGACTAAAGCCGTAGCAAGTGTTGAGCGCAGTGTTGTAATCGATGTCATTAGCCCACCATTGAGCCGGGCGCAAGGTACGGAGCGATAAGCCCGCGCACTCTGGCAACTAAAGTATTTGACATAGTGAACGGACTAGGTGTATAGCCATCGACTGACATACCCTGCCCGCTTGGAGCTTGGCGAGCTTGCCAGATTGCCTCAGCGATAAGAAGGCTAGCAGTCTGAATTGCTGGAACTGTTGATGGGTCTAAATATGATTCCGCTGCGACTGTACCAAATGGATTAACCGGATGGTATGGAGCTGGAGTGTTGTTATTGCCAGTGATGGCATAAGTAATTGAATATTCACCGACTGCTGTAATAGTCTTAGAGCCGTTGTGCTTCGAGCCGTTGCCAGTGATAGTTACAGTTTGACCAACATAAAAAACGTCTTGAACATAGTTTTCGAAATAGAGTGTGCCAGTTGTTGCGGTGTTGCTGTGTGCAATATTTGGAGTGTTGTTATTCCAAATGAAAGGAAGCAACACGTTATCAGCGCTATCGCAGACTTCTTGGAGCACAGAATCTTGATAGAGCGTTCCCACTCCTAAAGCACCGCGTAATTCCGCAACTGTCGTGATTGACATGTTTTCCTTTCTAAAGACTAGGGGAGCTGCAAGGGCTCTGGCAGCCCCCCTAGTGACTTAGGGTCTAGCTACTAAGCTAGGTTGTAGCGACGGATACCCGCGCCAGCTGCCTTCGCGTGAATTGCAAGGTAGCCGTACATGTTGATTTCAATCTCGCCAGATGTAAGAACATTGAGACGAAGATTTGTAACAGGTGATTCCCAAACATAGACTGAGTTTGGAGCAACGAGGAACGCTGATTCATCAACGATTCCTGATACTGCGATGTTGTGGTCAACTACCAAGTCAGCACCAAGTACGCGACCGACTGTTGAGTTGATTGAACCATTACCCTGAGCGTTCATTGGCTGCTCAGCTGAGAACAAAGCACGTCCAGTTGTATCAGCGTATCCGAGGATTGCTGCCCACTGGTCAGTGCTTGCTACGAGCTTGTTAGCGTAATCTCCGCCAGTTGCCTTGTAAGCTGCTGGGCCTTGTGTTGAGATAAATGATTGGAGACCAGCTGCTGTTGCTGCTGTTCCTGTTGCTGCTGTTCCTGCAGAAGTGAAGTAAGCGATAAGAGCGTTATCAGTTGCCTTCTCGTATCCCTTACGCATTTCATCGAGAAGAAGTGTCTCGAACGCAGGGTTAGAAAAGTCCAGCAATTCAAATGACACTCGGTTGAGTGTTGAATACTTGCTCGCTGTAACTGTGTCGTATGTAGAAGTCATTCCTGTTTCAGATGGAGCTGCACCTTCTGCAGTTACTGCAGTCGTTGGCGCTGTTCCCATCTTAGGAATTGTGAATGATAGCTGTGGAACTACACCTGCGCGTGTTACTGCATCAAACGCTGGACGACCAGAGAATGTTGTTGTATCAAACATGTTTAGATGCGCTGGGAGCGTTAGACCTGTGTTTGTGCTTGTAGAATCATCGGCGGCGAGAACTACACGACGAGCTTCGTCATCTCCCATAGCTGCCTTGATTGATGCGCCAAGGTACTGCGCAGATGTGATTGGAGCTGTGCGCTCGCGTACTGTAAATGCTGCTGCAACTGTTGGGCGAGCCGCTTCTACTGCCGCTGCTTCAACTGCTGGAGCTTCAACCGGAGTTGTGGTTTCTTCCACTTTTTCGGGCTCGCTTTCTGTTGTTTGTTCAGCTGGGATAACTTCCTCAGCTGCTATCTCTAAAACCTGAGCAGACTTAAATGCTGGTTCAGTTACTAGAGAAACCTCTTTTAATTTTGCAGCAGACACTACGATATGTCCGTTGCGTGATGGCTTTGATGCAATTACTTCTGCTCCTACGCTCAAGCCTGAAACTAGCCCTTCCTGCGCAAGAATCAAACTTTCTGAACCTGCAGCGCTTCGGCTTAACTTGAATGTCGCATAGATTCCATCTGGTCGAACTGTTGCACTAACCATGCGACCTACTGGCTTCTTCATGTCGTGCTGTGAAAGGAGTTTAATCTTTGAAGGGTCATCGATTTCAATAGAACCAGCTTCGAAAATTACGCCGCCCAGATTAGTCTGACCAATTTCGCCTGTACCCATTGGCACAATCTTGCCTGAGATTTCTCTGCGTTCTTCGCTGCACTCGATAGATGATGCTTCGATAATTAGTTGTTCCATTAGCTCATTCCTTCGCTTCCGTTAGGAGTTAGGTCAGTCATCTCCATAGCTTGCTCTGTAGAGATAAGTCCTAGAGTTAGCATCTTTTCTATTACTGCTAACTCTGTCAGTGGGTCTTGCTTCAAGAATGTATCTTGAACCGCAAATTTTACTTCGTGTCCAGAAGTTGAAATATCGTCCATTGATAATCTGCTAGAAATGCACTGGATATAAGGCTCGATTGATAGCGCGTAAAATTGCTTGCGTTCATCCTGGACGTTGCTATATGTCATGCTCTGATTGTCTTCGCTTGACAATAGGTAAGCTGGGATATTTGTTAAACGCGCAATTTGAGTGCTGAGTGAACGAATTGCATCCTGGTACATCATATCTTTTGGAGAAAACGCAACTGCGTTATATTCCAAAGTAGAAGTAAGGTAACGAGTCGAGTTATTCTGCGCGCCGCGCTTCCAAGCCGAAAGAAGTCCTTGAACTTCGTTAGGTGGCAAATCTGCGCCGTTATTGCGCAAATAACCGGCGGGCTGTGGGTTGGCTGAGTTAACTGCAGCTGCTCGCTCTACGTCGATAGCCGCTTGGATTGTGCGAGCGCCACGCTCCAAAATTCCTTCGTCGAATCCCTGAATAGTTACTATGTCATTCATCGAGACTGGAGTAGCATCTACATAATATTGCTTAATCATGATGCCTTCAACGTCTGTTGTAAATGTTACTCGGTTGTTAGCAACCCATTCGAAAGAAGCTGGTCTGCCGTCTTCGGCATAACGCTCAGTAACTAAAAGATATGAGACACCATACATAAGGAGCGAATCAACAATCCAGGTGACAGTGATAAATGATGGCTGAGACTTTGAAAGCTGTTTAATCCAGCGAGGCGGTGCAATTACTTCACCTGTTGAAGTCTTGTAATACTCAAGCGGGATGGATGCTACTGTTCCACAAATAAGGTTACGGGCTCTGGCTACCGAAGGAACGCTGATAGCTTCCTTGCGGGTAATGCGTGGCATAATTGCCGAGTTAAGCGAAAAGATATTTTCGCCCATTACTTGCGGTGCGTATTGCGCTTCTATTGTTTGCTTACGCGAAAAGAGACCCATAGAGTGCAATTATACACTACATATAGTCTATTCGGTGTAAATAGCACC